GACTGATTTGGGTGCATACTGGGAAGAACTACGTGTGCGATTCGAGGTTGGGGTCGCAGATGTGTTTGACGCGCTGTTTGGGACTATGCCTGTGGATAGTGTTATCACAGGTGTATCCGCTATGGAAGTAACAGCACCGTTTACCAGGATAACCTTAGCCAATCTTGCCTCAATTATCCCCGGTGGAAGTGAATCAGGTTCATCTGGGGTGGTAGTGTATGATAACGTAGGTGGTTCACTATACGATCTTGCCAAACCGTTGTTTATCAAGCCTGTGGTTAATGGCGTGGCAGCAGCGAATGGCCACTGGTTGAAGATAGAGAAAACCTACCCCATACCAAATTATGATCTGGCGTATAATTTGAAGGATCAGAGGGTATATCCCACGACCTTCAAGTGCTTCCCAAACGCCACCACGCGCAAAGTGTGGAGTGTTGGGAAAGTAAACACAACCACAACTTAACAGGAAGTAGAGGGAAAGGGTAGATCATGCCGATAAAGAACTTTGATGACATGGCAAGAGAGATGTTTGAACCCATCCAAGTAGTCATAGATGGCAAGGAGTATGCTGTGAAGAAGGTGTCTGCCAATATGATTGATGGAATTACCAAGATGGACGAGGGTGGTGGTGAGGTGAAGGTGGTGTGTAAGCAGTTGGCAATGGTGTTAGGGGCTAAACCTGACACGTTTAATGACACGGATATGCGTGTAGTTGTTGCTGCATTACAGTTCATCACGGAAGAAGCCACGAAGCAGATGGGGGAGAATGTACCAAAAAACCCTGTACAGGACGAGGTGAAACAGTAGCATGGGTTGCCTCGTCCTTCCCAAATATACAGTTTGACCAACTGTGGGATATGGATGACAGGTTGTTGTTCTGGTTCGCCCGGCAAGCAAGTAAGATACAGAAACAGAAACAAGCGGAGATGGCAGTGGCGGTGAGAATGGGATTTGGAGCAGAGAAAGGTCAGTTCCAGGAGTATATCCACAGTCTTACCGATGATATTCCCAGGGAAGAGAAGGTGAAGGAAACCTGGGATATGCTGAAAATGATCGGAGGGGGTTAAGATGCCATATGATGTTGGGAGTATTGTAGGACGCATAAGGATGGACACGACACAGTGGGATCAGACCCGGTTGAGGATTGTGTCCAATGTGCGGGGGCTTGCTGCCAGCTTCGTGGTGGCGGGTGCAGCTATGGCAACCCCTCTGGTTGCAGCAGTGAAGGAGTTTGGGAAGTTTGAGTTGGCAATGAGAAGGGCTACGTCTGTGTCAAAGACTACGGAAGTGCAGTTTGCAGAGATGTCGAAACAAGCGGAAGCAGTGAGTGTGAAGTGGGGTATTGCTGCGGATGAGACAGCTAAGGCGTTCCTGTTCCTGGGACGGGCGGGGCTAACAGCGTCACAGCAGATGCAAGCGTTTGAACCAGTTATAATGGCATCCAAGGCTATGATGGAGGACTTGGAGAAAACGACTGAAGGGGTTGTGAACGTGATGAACTCCTTCGGGATAAGTTTTGAGCATACCGGGTACATTGCGGACGTGATGACACAGGCTGTAAATGCCAGTACCATGAACCTTCAGGAACTTATGATTGCCCTGTCGTATGCTGGAAAGCCTGCCAAAGCCTTTAACAATAACATTGAAGATACTGCTGCAATGATAGGGCTTGTGGCAAATGAGGGGATCAGGGGGTCTAAGGCGGGTACAGCGTTGAGGTTTGCCCTCACAGCATTGGCCAGCCCAACGGCAGAAGCGAGAAACCTACTGCATGAACTTGGGATACAGGCGTATGATGCCAGTACGCGCCAGATGGTTCCGTTTATTGATATTATAAGCCAGCTTGAAAATAAGTTGGAGGGTACTAGTGAACAACTCCGAAATGTTACATTGGAGACGTTGTTTGGGCGAAGAGCGTTACCCGCTATGATTGCGTTGTTTGAAAAGGGGAGCGTGGGGGTTAGGAAGTTTAGTGATTCCCTGCGGACTGCCAACGGTGTGACCAAGGAGACTGCGGAGAAGCAGATGAAGGCGTTGTGGTCAAGGGTGCAACAGGTTTGGCAAGCGTTCCTAATGTTGACACGGCATATAATTGTATCCGTAGCCCCTGCTATTACAAACTTGGCGGAAAGGATAAGGAACTTCCTCACTATACTCACTGACATGGTGGATAAGAATCAGGATTTGGCAAAACAGTGGGTACTCCAGATTGCACACGTAGCGAGACTGGCACTGGAGTGGGGTGCGTTTCTTACTGTGGCAAGCGTGTTGGCGGGGACGCTGAATAAGATATTGAATTTGGGTGCGAGCGTGGTTAATGGTGTGCTTATACCTATGGCAAAGGCCGTGGAAAAAGTGGCAGCGGGGTATGCTATAATGTCACTTAATCTTGTTTTAATAGCAGCATCCGCCTACTTAGTAAGTATAATGTGGAGGAAATTCAAAGACGACACGGAAGAGAAAACAGGAAACACCATAAGTAATGTCCAACTTATGAAAGACAGTATTGTAAATATAATGGAGTCGTTGGCTGGGTTTATCGAGACAATAGCAAGCAGGATATGGTCTGCACTCACTAATATGATACCTGATTCAATCAAAGATAAGTTACAGGACTTGGCAGATTGGGCAAAAGCATATGTAAAGGGTATGCAGGATGTAAAAAATTGGGGTGTTTTGGGTAAAGTGGCTGCCCCTGTTGCTGGTTTTGTATGGAAGGGGCTAAAAAGTGGTACGCTGAATGAGGGTTATTATCCTTCGTATGAAAAAGGTTCTGCGGATGAAGCCTACACTAAGTTCAAACTGAGTAAGAATTATGAAACGTACCAAAAAGTAGTAAAAAGCGTGACGAAGAACTCCGGTAAAACGCTGTCATATTATGCTAAAGGTGATCTGAGAGGAATTATTGAAGGGGCAAGAAATGAGGTACTTCCTCTCTTAAAAGACTTTCTTGAGGGAGCCAGAAAATACGGGGAGGATTTCGCCAAGAGCCTGATACCCCCCGAAATAATGAAAGCGTGGGAAGATGCTGTAGTTAAAGCTAAAGAAGTAGAAAAGGCAATAATATCCACACAAATAGTAAAACCCAATATCGTGGAGATTGTGGGTAAGTGGCAGTACATCGCCACCATGTTCCAACAGGCTTGGTTGGAGTCGATTGGGCGTACTCAGGAGAGCTTCAAGACTGCACAGGAGGTTATGTCTGATGGGATGAAGGATATGGTGGAGGGGTGGACTGATGCGTTTGACCAACTTATGCAGACAGGGAGTAGTTTTGTAGACTTCATGGATAACCTGTTCCAGAGTGTGTTGAAATCGTTTGAGCACATGATAAGCCAGATGTTGGCACAGAATATGTTTGATTCTATATTTGGCAAGGGTACAGGGGAAAGAACACTACCGTCTGCCGGTGGATGGCTGGGGGATATAGTAGGGGCTATGTTTGGCAACAAGACGTATGCTGTGCCAGCACTTCCTGACATGCCGGTGGATATTGGTGGGAGTATGCCGAACGTGGGTGGGTTCTCCGGGAACTTCGGGGCGAGTCCAAAGGTGGTGCTTCAGGTAAGTAATAACGGTGCTCCCGTGGCGTTGAAACAGGTGGGGCAGCAACAGGTGGGGAAGGACATGGTGGTGTCCTATGTTATGGATGAGATAGAGCATAACCCACGCTTTCGGGATGTGGTAAGGGGGAGAAGGTAATGGAGACATATCCGAGCATGTACCATCACGGGACGCTGGTGCATACGCCTATTGTAGATAGCGAGGCGTTGGCGATAGACCCAGCAATACGGACACCGTTGGAAGCTGGGTATACGCAGTCGAGGGCGAGGTTTACCAGAACCACAACCCAGTGGTCACTGCGATACGATATGCTGAAGGTGGCTAATAAGGTCACGCTCAGGGCGTTTGAGTTGGCACGGTTAGGGGGAAGTGATCCGTTCTATTGGGTCAACCCTGTAGACGGGGTAACGTATACAGTCAGGTTCAAGGGTGTGGTTACGTATACCCCCGTAACAGAAACCAATAACACGCGGTGGACGGTGACGTTTACTTTGGAGCAACAGTGAAAGCTATTACACCAACAGGTATTGTAGAGAAGAACCAGATCAGTGATGGTGGCGCGTGGATATTGTTGGTGGAGCTGGATGTGACTGGGCTTGGGGGCACGGTATACTACATGACCAGTAACAATGCCAACATTACATGGAACGGGATACTGTGGGCTGCCAGACCCATGCAGATGGGGGATGTTAGCGAGTCCATAGACAGCAAGATACCCAGATTGACATTGCAGTTGGCTGATACCTATAGGTGGTATGCACCCCTGCTATATATATATGATGGGATGCAGGGGGCTACGGTTAGGTTGAGGGTGGTGCACTCAGATAACCTCAATATTACCACGCCAGATGTGGACGAGACTTACAGCGTGGTAGAGGCAAAGCTGAATCAGGACTGGTTGGAGTTTACACTGGGATGTGTAGACCCATTAGGGAAACGATTCCCGCGGGACAGGTACGTGGCGAGTATGTGTAGGCATAGGTATAGGGGGAGGTTGTGTCAGTATGCAGGGGTAGAACCCTATGGAGAGCTTACTTGTGACCATACGCTTCTGGCGTGTGAGAGACGGGGTAACGAGGTGCAGTATGGGGGAAGCCCTGGGGTAACGGAGGGGTTGTATGGGTAGCAGGGGGATATGGACGGATATACTGGAAGGGGCTGCACTAATAGGGTCGTTTATACCCAATCCTGTCGTGAAGGTGTTGTCGATAGGCGTGGGGATGGTAATATCGTCTTTGGGGAAGGGATCAGACCAGGCTCAAAGTGAGGGCGAGACGTATTCATGGTCCCAAGCCCCAAACAAAACTGCTGCCAACGGTACGCCCATGCCGGTAATCTATGGCAAGACACGGGTGAAGCCAATACTGAAGAACAGGTATATTACAATGGAGGGGAAGAAACAATACCTCTATGCCCTCTACAGCTTTGCCTGCCACGCCATAGACCAGAGGTATGTAGCGGAGTGGACCGTGGGGACACACTATGTAGCAGGGGATGAAGTGAGTAATCCCAGTGAGCCGGGGAAAACCTATGTATGTAAATATGCCCATACTGCCTATGCCATAACCCACCCTGTTGCTGCGCAGTTCTCACTCTTTGATGTTGATGGTGGATTGAATCCCGTGTGGGAAGAGGGAAAAGGTACTGCTGCCATAACAGGGATACAGGTGAATGGGGAGAACGTAGAGGCTCTGCATCAGTATGGGGTGGAATATTGGACAAGGCCGGGGCTGCCACAACAGGCTGTGCTACCCGCTATGTCCCAGACGTTTGCCAATAATGCACAAGAGGATGATGTGAATGGGATATACCCCACGCCTATGCACCAGTTCAAGGGAAGCCAGACCTTTGCTGTAACCAGACCAACTATGGGGTGGTTAAGCCACTTCCTATATTACGATGGTGTGGTGTATAAGGTTGCCAGCGGGGGAGGAACTTATGCACTGAATATGTATATTTACTGGACCAAACCCACTGACCCAACAGTAACCCAGACCAGTTACACTACATCAGTAGTACCACTTGCTCCTCTTGCGGGTAGATTCCTGATATGTACTTACAAAGCATCTTCCCTGTCGTTTGTGTTTGAGTGGACATCACATACACCGGCAGCGGGGGATTGGCATGTGTATGATATTACCACAGGGACAACACAGAATATCCAGATTGAGATGACGCTGCCCAATGGTCTGATTTCCCCCACGAATGACCCGGCCAAGCCCACGACCACAGCACTGGGCAAGGTGTTTATACAGTATAGGATGGATAATGGTGATGGCACGTTTGGGGCGTGGACATCGGGTATAAGTGCCTCCCGTGATGACAATGGCAAACCCTTTGACAGCACAAGAGACTGGGGCAATGGTTTGGTGGAGGGTACGCTGATGCGGGAGACTACCGAGGCGATAACCATTGTCAAACAGGTTGCGTATGCGGAGAACCCGTTGGCACAAGGTAGGTATCAGGTCAGGGTTGCTGCGTTTGTGGCGGGGGAAGTGGTGGTGACGAATGTAGCTGCCATAACCTATGGGGATTTTACCTATCCCGGTGAACCCCTACTCGCCATCAAGGTGTTGGCAAGTAACAAGTTTAACGGGGATATAGAGGTTACTGCGGTATGCGAAAGGTCAACCGTGTGGGTGTACAACACCCGGAGCAGTGCGTGGGTGGAGGGTAACGCCAATAACCCAGCGTGGGCTGCGTATGATCTGTTGGCACAAGGGAATATGTATCACCCTGCTACACGGGACCCAAGCATAGGTGTGGGGGCTGCCGGGGCACAGGGGCAGATGGCAACGTATGGGTGTGGGATACACCTTGAGAAATTGGACTATGAATCGTTTCGGGCATGGGCGACACATCTTGGGACGTTGGAGTTCACCCTCAACACTGTGTTTGACGACTTCACAACTGTGTGGGATGCAATACAGCGGATATGCAGTGAGTTTAGGGGAATTGTAATGCCAATGGGGTCGAAATACTACGCTATCACGGACAAGGCAGAAACTCCATCCCAGTTGTTCTCTATGGGGAATATTGTCGAGGGGAGTTTCCAGGGTACGTGGGTGGACAGGAGCAAAAGGGCGGGATCAGTGGAGTTGACATACTTTGACGCAGCCAACGCATACAAACAGACCACGTTCCTGATTCGGGGCACGGACTGGACAACGCAAGAAGTATTACGGATGACGTTGTACGGGACGACTGGGTATGACCAAGCCTACAAGATCGGGAGATACTTCCTGAAATGTAACGAGCTGCTGACCAACACCGTGGAGTTTGAAGTGGGTGTGAGTGAGCTGCAAGCTGGCGTGGGGGATGTGGTGTATGTGCAGCATGACGTACCGAAGTGGTGGGGTAATGGAGGACGGGTAATCAGTTATACGTTTATACCTGACCCTGGGGCGTGGGCAGTAGTACTGGATAAGTCAGTGGTATTGGAAGTAGGATATACCTATGACATCTACCTGAAGCATCAGGACACGGATGTGGTCGAGGTAAAGCGTGTAACATCACCTGCTGGGACTACAATGAACATATTCACCGGGGCGTGGGTAACTACTCCCAAAACCAGTGATGTATGGGCAATAGTGTCTACAGCAGCCCCGATACAGAAATTCAGAATCATTGACATAGTGCGATCCAGTGAGTTGAATAAGAGACTTACTTTGCTTGCATATGACCCGGACGTGTATGAGACAGGGTTGGTAGCACCACCATTAGACAATGGTATCTACAAGGTTGTTACCCCTGCCTATAACATAGCTAGTAACCTACGCCTTAGTGAGATGTTGAGTAAGCGCAGCACGGGGGAATACCAATCCAATATCAACGTGGCATGGGAAGCGGGACAGGGTGAGAACTGGGGGGAATGGGATGTGGTGTTTCGGGATGTGGATGCTGGGGATTTAGGATGGCGAGGGGAATGGGATGTGGACACGGTATACGCCCTGTTTGACAAGGTGGAACACGATGGTAGAACATATATAAGTTTAAGTGATAATAACACTGGCAGACCATTAACAATCTAAGTGGAGAGGTGGCAAGGGTATGGACAAGATCAGGATATTCGTGGGGGATGTGGTGGACAGGATGTTGCGGAGGGGGAGGGTATCGTTTACCAGTACCCTACGGCTGCGTGTATTCAGGCGTGGGGGTGAGGTGGAGGACTTGGGTGTGGTGAGCAGGAAATGTGTAACCACAGCCTTCGTGAACCTTCTTGTGGATGCCCTCAAGGATACCACGGGGTTGAACTTTGACCAGTTTAAGTACCATGACAGTGGGACAGGGACCGGGGATGAGGCAGTAGGTAATACCGGACTGGGAACACCATGTGCCGAGGCGAGGGACACCGGGACACAGGTAGAAGGTGCTTCGGCCAACATCTACAAGAGTGTAGCGACACATACCTATGCCGATGCCTTTGCTATAACAGAGCATGGACTGTTCAATGTCAGTACCGTTGGGGTGCTTATGGACAGGAGTAAGTTCGCTGCGGTGAATGTAGTGTCCGGGGATAAAATTGAGTTCACGTACCAGCTAACCTGTACTGCTGGGGGATAATACTATGACGGAGAAGATTGTAAGCGCATATACCAAGTATATGGCAATCATCACCATCCTTGTGGGTATGATAACATTCCTGGTGGGACGGGAAACAGTTGCAGGACAGCTTATGGAGTTGAAACAGACGGTAGCGGTGGATAGTATCAGGATCAGCAATCTGGAATGTATGCAGAAGGATGTGAAGGAGATAAAGGAGTTATTGCTTAGGCATATTGGAGAACCAGGCGTAGGAGGTGGGGTTGGACGTTAAGCAGAAAATAGGGGTGTTGGTTGCAACTGGGGCGAAGGTTCCGGTCGTAGCCAATACCCCTGTCGATAAAGTGGAAGTGGGGGAGATACTCTCCGAGCGCACTGCCAACGCCAAAGTGTTTTCGCTTGGTGGTAACGTCCGCAGGGCGAAGGTGTATGCCAACCCTATCCACTGGCAGGATGCAGACGGGTCATTCAAGGCGATAGACACCGATGTCAAGCTCAAACCTCTGGATGATGCCAAGCGAGCAGTATACCCCTATGAAGTCAAGAGTGGTCTATATGATGCCCACTTCAAAGCGGATAAACCCCACGACTACCGTATGGAGATTGGGGACAGCTTTGTAGAGTACGAAGCATTGTTTGAGGAATCGCCCTCGCTTACTGTCAAGGTTGAGACTACCGGACTTGGGGTCAAGGAAACCATTACCCTAAAGGATGAGACGGCACCCACAAAGTTGTCATGGAACGTGACCGAGCAACGGGGTAAGACCGCCATCATCACACCAGACCCGACCGCAATAGACGCCGATGGGAAAGATGTGCCGGTAATGGTGAGCCGTGACGGGGCTGTGCTCACCGCTGAGCTTGACACGCGGGATGCGATATTCCCGGTAAGGGTTGACCCAACAAGTGTCGTAGCCTCAAACGACGGATACCTATACGGGTATGACGCAAGCACATACAACACAGCAAGAAATGCAAGCTCAGGAAGAGGCCCCAACGTAGCATATGGTATAGGGCAATCAACAGGCTTTACCGTTCAAAGAGCTTTTACCTCATTTGCAATACCCGACATGGTCTCACTTACGAGTGCTTCGTTGTTTTTATACAGCTACAATGACGTATCTGACGTGGATTTTGATCTATATATCCACACGTCAACTTATAGTACCCCGTTAGCGGCGGGTGATTTTGACCTGTTTGATGGGCACCAAGCGAGTGGGGCATACACCGGAACTGTTCTAAACGACGCGTGGAACTCGGTATCATTTCAGTATGACTGGAATGAGATTACATTTAATGCAAGCGGGCTTTCTGCAATCATCGCGAAGAAAAATGACACATTTAAGATGGTGTTGATTTCCAAAGAGGATTATGATGGTTCACAGCCTGCCGCTTCAGAGTATTCACTATTCCGCTCATCTTCCACTGTCGGCTCCGAACCGTATCTATCAATAACCTATACAACTACTGTTGCTCCTACCGTAACAACTCAGGCAGCCTCAGATGTCGCCGCTACCTCCTGTACTGGCAACGGAAACATCACCAATACGGGCGGCGAGAACTGCACCCGTAGAGGATTTTGCTACAAAGTTGGCACTTCCGGCGACCCTACCACCGCAGACAGCGTTGCCTATGATGATGGTTCGTATGGGACAGGGGCATATACAAAGGCAATCACGGGGCTTACTGGTGGCACTGGGTATCGCATCAGGGCATACGCTGTAAACTCAGCAGGTACAGGCTATGGTGATACTGTCCAGATCACCACGGTGAATCAGGTTACAGCAGGTGGGGAATTAACATTTGCAGGTGGGATAACCCGAAACACGGGCAAGGCATTGTCCGGGGTGTTCACCCCCACTGGAACACTAAACCGTGGGATGTTCCAGAGCCTCACGGGAGCACTGACGTTTCTGGGAACGGTATCACCAGGTAGGATATTCGTAAGGCTGCTCACGGGCATCCTGTCATTTGTGGGGGTTTTGTCCGGGGGCAACCCAGACTGGCTTGAGATACACCCCTGGCAGACATGGAAGGGAGAATGGGATGCCACGGTGGAATACATCACCCATGACGTTGTGTTATACCAGGACGGGAACAACATCCACGCCTTCGTGTCCAAGACGGACCATAACACGGGGAATCTACCCACGGACAGTGCCCACTGGACAAGGCTGATCCAAGAGGGGTGGAGAACATGAAGCCAGAGGGAGTTACCCCATGATAACCAGAGACAGGAACATAGTCATATCCGCAGACCTGATTACGGGGCACACGTATGAGGTAGCGGTAGTGGCACTGGATCAGTATGGGAAATCGCAGGATGTGGAGTCAGCACCTCACGCGACTATAACGGTTATGGGGAAGATAGACACACCTAACCCGCCCAATACCCTCACCGCAGTCGCTTCCTTCTACAATGTGTTTCTGGCATGGACAAACCCCGCCGATCTGGATTTTGGCTCTGCCGAGGTGTGGCGGGGGACGGTGGACAATGTGGCATTGGCAACACCCATAGCATTGGTCAGGGGGGATCATTACACGGATAACCTGGGGGCAGCGGGAATAACCCGCTACTATTGGGTCAGGGCGAAGAATACCAGTGGGGTATACAGTTCCTACAACGCCACGGCAGGGGTCAGCGTGACCACAGGGGTTGTCGTGGCATCTTCTGTGGATGACTTTGCCATAACTGCAACCAAACTGTTCATAAACACCGTAGTCCTCGCCAGTGACGTGTGGACGAACAATTCCCCCTCCGGGACAGCGATTGCGTGGAATGCACACAGTATCGTGTATGGGGGAGCTACCTACGCCATAGCAGCGGGGAATACTACCAACAAGTATGTGTACTGGGTAGCGGGGGCAAGCTCATACTCAACTTCTGCCACGCACCCAACATCCGGGTTCACCATTGCCGTCAACACCGCTGGCATCCACACTCTGGTTTGGAACAGTTCTGCCAACATGGTCATTGGCACGGCCTACATCGCGGATGCTGCCATAACTAATGCCAAGATAGGACTGTTGGCGGTAGACACAGGTAACATCGCCAACCTTGCTGTTACAGATGCCAAGATAGCGAGCATTGCAGCAGGTAAAATATCATCTGGCTCTATACCCACCACCTACACTGATGCCAAGTGTACCAACGCTTTGGCTGACCAGACCAGTGCCAATACAGCAGCAGATACTGCGAAGGTACAAGGATATACTCTTATTGAGGGTGGGTACATCAAATCAGACTACATTACAGCCGACAACATAGATACTGGAACTTTAACTGGACGTGTCGTGAGAACGGCTGCAAGTGGGCAGAGAGCCGTTATTGACAGCGCTGATAACACACTCAAACTGTATGACGCAGGGGGTGATATTCGTGTCCTGATAGACGATGATGCTTCAGGGTATGTTACCGTGGTAGGTGATAATGGGGAATTAACTATTATTGGACAAGCTGGTATGATGTATTGGTATGATAGTTCGTCTAATATGATTATCCAGATGGGGACGAATATCAGTGGGGAAGCAGGTATTTATATTCAGAAAAATTCCAGTAGTGTCATTCTGGCAAATACAGCGGGGAGTGGGTATTCTGGACTATATGCTGATAGCAACGGGGTTATTCATATTGGAACAACGGGCTATGTTAATGCAGTAGGTGGGTATAAAGTAAACGGTACTGCTGGTATAACAGGTACATGCACGGTCAAGGTAAATGGTGTGGACAAAACATTAACAATTACAAATGGCATCATCACGGGGTTAGCCTAATAAAAAGCTCATGGTTGTATTCGGGCAAACCCCAATGGGTTCTCCTACTTTCCATGAGCGTAGTTTTGTGTTATGTATCTCTGAAAGGATACGGGGATAATATACTATACAAGTGGCGTGTGTGTCAACAGAATACATAACCAGGTAGCATTGTTCGGGGTTTACCACAGCCACACCACAGCCCCCAAGTAAAACCCTTATAACGAGGTACAGGATGATCCGACAGGTGATTGCAATATCAGACCTTCACCACGGTTGTCAGCTTGGTCTATGCCCTCCCCTGCCCATAGCACTGGACAGCGGGGGATACTATTCAGCTTCCCCCTTGCAGTTGGTTATGTGGCAGTGGTGGTTGGAGTTTTGGAGATGGGTGGACCATGTTACAATGGGTGAACCCTATGCTATTGTCATCAACGGGGACACCACCAACGGCAAACCCCATGATGCCATCACCAACATATCGGATAATGTCAATACCCAGGCTGATATTGCGTTGATGGTGCTGAAACCCCTGGCAGAGAAGTGTAAGTGTAACCTGTACTTTATCCGTGGCACGGAAGCCCACGTGGGGAAGTCCGGCCAGGAGGAGGAGAGGTTGGCGAAGTCCCTGGGGGCAATACCTGATGAGATAGGCAACTATGCCCGGTGGGACTTGTGGATGAGGCTGGGAGATGGGGTTAGGGGTGCTGGCAAGGGTTGTCTTGTCAACTTCGGGCATCACATAGGTACTACCTCCTCTATGGCCTACGAGGGCACTGCCATCAGCAAGGAACTCACAGAAGCCTATGCCGAGGCAGCACGGTGGAGGGAAGAGCCTCCTGACATACTTGTGCGTTCCCATCGGCATCGTTACTACAAAGTGGAAATGCCCTCGGACAACGGTTATGCCATCGGCCTGACCACACCCGGTTGGCAACTCCGCACACCCTTCAGCTTCCGTCTATCCTCTGGCCGTACCGGAACACCCCAGATTGGTGGCGTGTTTATCCGTCAGGGAGACGAGGTACACTATACCAAACCCTTTATCCGTCACATACAACGCTCACGGGAGGTTGTGGCATGAATATTGACGTAGACATACCAGAACAAACCATAACCGAGGTAGAGTTGTTTGCAGAAATAGATAGGCTGAAACAGGAGGGGTATAATCGAGGATTGAGCAAGTTACAATTCAACCTGATACACTACGCCCGATCCAAAAAGGTGGGGG